TAGAAAACCCTTACCTTATAGGATTTGTTAGAAAAATTAGTTTTGTCAGGTCGGGTGTGACAAAACTCTGACAAAACACATATAATATGACAAAACTAAAAGCAAACATTAGGAAGGAATTAGATCAGGAATTTGTAACATTATTAGAGAGTGAATTTATTGTTAAACTAGCGGAAGCATTTCCAGGAGCAAGAGTAATATGCCTAGAGACACGAACATAAGAAAGAACATCACCATTGAGCATACGTTAGAAGATACGGATGATATGCCAATAGAGTATCTGAACCACGACGAGAAACAACTGACTAAGAGACAAAGGTTATTAGTCTGGAACGCAGTCAACGATCCACAATTGACGTTTGCAGAAGCGGCCAAGAAAGCAGGGTATAAGAATCCTATAGTTGTCGGGAGACTGATGCGGAAGAATGAAGACAGTCGGTATGCTCACGTTCGTCGGGAGTATGAACGATTGATGTCGGAAGCTAAACAGAAGTTTGAGCTGACACATGAGCGCGCAGTAGAAGATCTATATAAGCTTCGGGATGATGCCTGGAGTCGGGGTGCATTTAACGCAGCAATTCAGGCTCAAGGACTCTTGCTTAAGGTCGGGGGACTTATCGTTGATCGTCGGGAAGTATTGCACGGGAAGATAGATCAGATGAGTCGGGGTGAAGTAGAGCGTAGACTCCAGGACTTACTCGGGTCTAAGTCGGGAATCACTATCGAAGATAAGTCGGAGACTAAGGCCTTAGAGAGTAAGTAGTCGGGATTCATTAGCTTTTCTCCTTTGTTGTTTTATCTTTGAGCAGTTTATAAAGTTTCCTTAGATAAACTTGATCTTGTTTGAACCATTCCTCTACAGGCATAGTAGGTTGATCATTAAAGGTGTATTGATTCTCTACCAATAAGATTCTATCTTTGATTTGTTTTATAGTAAGTTCAGGCATTAGCTTTAATTCTTTTCGGTTCATACATAGGTATTTCATAATCTAAATCTGCACTTGTATGGGATTTCGGTTCTGGTAAATGTTTAGCAAGTTTTTGAAACAAAGGTATTAAATCTCTATCTGATTCCATTCTAATCTTTACCATTTCTGTTAATTCAAATAGTTCATCTTGATTAATTTTTATATTCATTAGCTTTTCTCCACATATACAAATTGATCGTATTTGTATTTTGATACATCTATAAATTTACTAGCTTTGTTATACGCTTCTTCATCTGATTTACATATAAAACATTCTTGACACATTTGTATTTCAAGACCTAGCCTACCTTCTGCTTCTATCCAACCTGTATCTTTACATTCATTACAGTTCATTAGCTTTTCTCCTTGAGTTTATTCCTGGCTTTAGCGGATTCAACTATCTTGTCCCACCTGTTGCCCTTCTTACGTCTGCTCACCAATCCATTAGCTTCTTCGGGGCAGTTCTCTCTCCATACTTTGTCTAAGTGTTTAAGATTCATTGTTAGTCTCCTGTATTTGCTCATACATATTTTCTATATGAAACAATATGTTTTCAATTAAGTCTCCTGTCGTTTCTTCATTATCAGAACCACCATTGAACCTCTTGTATTTGTCTATTTTATTAGCTTCTAAGGTGTGTTTTAAATCTTGAGCATCAAAGTAAGCTTGAGATATATCTTCTTCGTAAACTTCTATATTAGCCATTGTTATTCTCCATTTGTTTAATTAGTCGGGTTAGATACCACTTAGCTTTATTTAGATCTTCTAAGCCATTCGGGTTCTTTTTACCTTGTCGGACAAGATACTTGATCACGTTGCCCGAACAGTAGTCTAGTTCGTATTCCATTATAAAGTCGGTTACTTCTATTCCTTTGCGGTAATAGGTCGGGTTTATATTATCGTTCATAGTTTTAATCTCTTTCATCTATTTCTGTTCCGTCGGGAAAGTAAAAGACTCCATATCCGTCAACTCCGTCACACTCTTCGTCTACAGTTTCTATTTCTTCGTAATCAGAATCTTTTATTTTTTCTATAGCTTCTTCATTAGTTTTAGCATCAACTTCTACTTCGTAGCCAAACCAAGTAGTTTCTTTTCTGTAAAAGGTTACTGTCATTTTATCGTTCATTGTCGGACTCCTTTCTAAAACTTAAACTAAACCTACTATTACAATCATGGTTAGATGATGTTGCTTTATAGGTATTTCTCCCTCTAGTCTTACTTATATCAAAACTAAAGTCTGTATTAGTATTAACTAACTCTCTGTATATCTGTTTTATATTGTTAAACAGAAATACTTTTTCTCCATTAACACCTCTCCAATTTAAGTTATAACCTTTAACACAAACTTCTTTGCCAATATATTTATTAAAGTATTCAAGATCATAAATAAAATCTTCATATTCATCTTCACCTGCATAGGGTTCTAAAGTAGCACCATAAAATTTACTCATTGTCGGACTCCTTGTTTAAATCTATATATTCTTCGTTTTCTTGTTCGTATATTTCTATCTTTATAAAATTTTCAAAATTTTCTTTAATATGTTCAATACATCTTTCTTTAAAATGTTCAACTGTCCAAAAAGATTCGTTAATACCTATTGGAGTATCGCCCGTCCAAAAAGATTCTGATTGAAGAAGTAACTCTTTATCTTCATAGTTAAATTTTATATAGGCATCTAAACCTTGATACTTTTTATCTTGACTCATTGTCGGACTCCTGTTTATTGATTAATAGGTCGGCTTCAAGATAAAGTTGGTCGGCTCTATCTGAATGTTCTTTCGGGATAATTACCTGTCTGCCTTTGCTCGTAATCGTATATTTGATTATCGTTCCGTCAGATAAGGTAACTGTTTGTTTCTTAGGTCTAGCCATTAGTTTTGCTCCTTTAAAATAAATCTTCTAACTTAGTTCCCTTAACAACTGTATCGGGGTTAGCTATTGGTTTGTCTTCTATAGCTTTACTAAATCGTTCTTGTACAACTGTTTCAAATTCCCCGTCTACATAAACCAGGTCGGGAATACTATCGTCTTTTAATTCTGTAACAGTTTCATCACTATCGTCGGGCATAGAAAAATCATATACCTCACTTAAATCAACATCATTTATATCTATATCTTCGGGTATCTCTATAACTTTGGTGTAGGTTTCCACTACTTTACATTTATATTTTTTCACTAGCTTTGCTCCTTTATTTATTTGAATTTCCACTATTGACTCGCCACAATTTTAACAATGGCTCGTCACATTTATCAAAATAGGTTATTAACTTATTTATTAATTCACCACCTACTAAATCATTAAAATCATAAGCTTTACTGTTTGAATCTATTCCTTCTAATATTGCTATTACTTGCATTAAGTCTTTTTGTACTAGAGCAATATGATCTGCTTTTTCTAAGTCTTTTTCTATATATCTAGCCATTAGTTTTGCTCCTTTAATTGTTTTAATTCTTGCTTGAGACGTTTAAGGTTAGCTTTACTCATTAAATGGCTCTCTTGCCTTAGTATGGCCTGGATGTGGTGTATACGTTCCATTAGCTTTGCTCCTTTGAGATAATTGTGTAGCGTAAATTTAATGATCGAGCAAAAATTTCAAAACTTTGTATATCGGAAACTTCTTTTTCATTAATAAAACTTCTATCAAGAATTTTAGAGTAGACTTTATATTTAATAATCATTGTTCCTTAGTCGGGTTATTATTCGGGTTACTGTCGGGATATTCAAACCTGATAGAAACGTTAATACGTTCCATTAATTGGTATAGAAGGTCGGCTTCCGCTTCGGGTTTAGTGTTGGCGATAGAATGAGCAATCACTCTATCACCTTTAACAATTTTAGCTTGTATCATTATGCGACCTCAATTAATATTAATTCATCTTCATGGGCACATGTATCGCCCACATGTCTTTGACCGCTCCAAAGTCTTACTGTGACAATATCGTCTGTGTAATAATCCAAAACATAAGATTCGCGGTTTCCATTACAAATTACTTGATCGCCAGTTTTAAATTTAGCCATTATGCGACCTCTAATTCTTTCTGTTTTAGACGTGCTGAACATCCGTTCTTGACTATTTGCCATACTTCATCTAACGAATAATCAACAAATTTATTTTTGTATACATAATCATCATCATCATAATCAAAGACTTTGACTTCAATTAATGAATGGTGAATGGTTATAAATGCGTAAAAGTTTTTATAATCTTTTTGTATTTCTTTAATAATCATTAAGCCACCTCTTTATTTTTATATAGTCGCTCGTCACTAGAATATTCAAACGCTAGTTCTTGAATATTGTAATCAAGACATATAGCTTGACCTGTACCACATCTACCCCAGTACTCCCCATAATTATTATCAATTACTGGCTCACTTATTTCTCTTAGTCTTTCAAGAAACCAATCAGAGACAAGATACCACTCAAAGATTTCTTTTAAATCTTCGCCGTTGTTTCTTACTTCATCAATTAGTTCTTGGTCGCTCATATCTTTATCATACGAACCTATAGAATCAAGAATTTCTTTATCAGTCATATAAAAGTTTTCTATATCATCCCAATGGAAACCTTCTTTTTCGTCTTCTTGTAATTCTATTACAAGGTAACTTTGATTTCTAAAT